GTGGCTGTGGTTGCAGAATCTGCATTGCCAGTAAGATTTCCAGTTACATTGCCAGTTAAAGGTCCAACAAAACCACCCGCTGTAACAATACCAGTGATACTAAATTCATTCGGTACATCGTTAGTTCTTCCTGCACCATATACAAGAAGCGCACCATTCGATGCAGATTTTTTGAGAACTACCGCAATCTTTTGAACTAACTGACCACTTCCAGTGGGTTTCGTAGATGTAAGACCACCATCAGGTGCAACATAAAGTTCATCAGCAACTTCAAATGCAGACGTATCAACACCTTCAAGTTCACCCTGAACGATAATCTTACCGTTAGTATTGTTTGCAATGTCAGAGTATACAAGACCTTTCGCAGGCATTGTGCCTGGAGTGTTTGCATTAGATGTTTCTACATTGATTCTATCTTGACCAGAGTTATATCCAGACTGATATACTGGAGTGCCAACAGTAAGTGCATATCCAATATTATTATTTCTAACATCAAGAACTAATCTTTGAACACCAGGTTCATTTATAAAATCTTCCGATGGTTCATCATAAACAAGAATATCATGATTTCTTACTGATGTAATAGTTACGTCATTCAGATCATTAAGAACAGATACTCCAGCTCCAACATTAGGATCTGCACCAATAAACTTACCAATAGAAGAATCATATTTTATAAACTTATCATTGACTGTAACGGTATCTTTATCAACATCGTCAAGATTTTCTAAGCGAGTTTCACCAGAACCAGGTCCGTGTGCAAGAACTTTATAAAGAATATTTCTAAGTTCTTTTACTTCTGCCTTAATACTATCTACAGTCGGATCGTTGGGTTCAATATCTTTGAGTTCTTCTTTGAGTTGTGTATCAATAAACTTGATAGCTTTAGAAATCGTATCGTCTTCTTCTACGACTTCTTCTTCAACAATCTCTTCTTCTACCTCTTCTTCCAAAGAAGAGATATCAAAATCTTCTGGCACACCCACGACAACTGGTGTGGTTTCTTTCGGTTTGTCTAAAGAAACTAAAAGACTATCCAAACTTTCAATCAGTTTTTCTTCTTTCTTCTTCTGTTCTTTTACCTCTACCTTTGCACTTTCAATGCCAGTGAAAAGTGAGGTAGCCATTGAGTCTAGATCGACATTGGCTTCCTTGAGTAGATTATCAAATTCTTCTTCTTTTTCTTTTTTAGCCTGACCAATCAGACTAAAAAATTCTGACAGTTCTTGAGACTTCATTTAACATCCTTATTTTTCTGTTGCTTGAGTAGTTTTTGAAGTTCTGCAGTAGAACCAACAAACAGAGCGTTTGTTACATTGGTAGGACCTCTGTTTGGTTCTTCATCAATATCTTTCATCTTTTTCTGCAGATCAATTAGTTTATCTGTGGTGTCTGCAACACTCTTGATCAACTGACCTGCAACTTCATATGCTCTTGCAGAATCAGATTCCTGTGCAAGTTCAAGAATACCATTGACAGCTTCCTGACCCTTCTCAATCAAAGAATATAGATTACCTCTAGAGTATTCATAATCTTTGTTGATGTCATCCTTTTCTTTGGGCTTCTGAACTGGTTTTGGAGTTTCCTCCATAGGCACAATCGAAGCTTCTACATCAAGAGCATCATTGATCGCATCGAAGTTTTTCATCACGCACCTCCATCGGTGAAGAAGGAGGATGTTTCATTAAATCCAAAGTCATCACCGAACTCAATGAGTGCGTCATCCGCAGCATTGAGAACATTGACAGTTGCACCGTGTTCATGTTCCGCAATTGCGGTATTGTCATATCCTCTGATGACATTAACATCTTGTCCGTTGATTTTTTCAACATACATAATCTCACCATCGATGATGATACGACCACCGACCGTGAGATCTGTAGATGCACTGACTTTGATTTTTGTGACCTTCGTGGAGATTGCACCATCGACGACGGTTGCATTGTCGTCGTTGTAATCTTGCAGAGCTTTTGGTGTTGCGGTATATCTTTGTACTCTCTTTGCAGTCTTGATATTTGTATTGGTGTAGTAGTCCACATCCACTCTCTTGATAAGACCATCGGTGCTCTCTGCAACAGGTCCAAACAAGTATGTTTTTGCAGTAAATCTGAGTGTGTGAATAATTAATCGACGACTATCAAAACCACCCTCATACTGGTCGTTCTGTGTGATACTCTCCATCACGATTGGTACGTCCTTCTTCTCACCGATCGCACTGATCAGATTGATTGTGATGTTGAGAGATGGTTGGAAATATGGCAGAATCTGTTCAATAATTTGAAGAGAATCATCATTCAGTTTTGAAATGATGTTCAATTCAAATGTCACATTATATGGGACAGGCATATAAACCTTTTTTACATTCCCACTCTGACTTGCTAGGAATGTTTGTGTAACACCAGTCTTTCTGGATGGATCATATTGCATACCTGTCATCTCAAAAGAGAGACGAGGTAGTGTTAATGCAACTTCTCTATTCAGATCTGGTTGTTGTTGAATTCTTGCCAGAAACTTCTGAATAGGACCATACGCAAGTGGAACTTTCAAGTTACTAAAACTTGTCCCACTCGCATCGCGGTGTCGAATATTGATATCATTAAAGAGAGTACCGAAACCGATAACTGTCTTTCTTAATATCTCATGATAGAAGTAAGTGCCTAACATTTCAAGTATTTTCTAACTATTTAGAAAGTACCAAACGGGTTCCTCTCTGAGAAGTCTAATAAGTTATCAGCCTCACTTTCAAACTCTGCATTATCATTGTATTGATTTGCCTGATATAGATCATCATTCGGGAAATCTGTTGGTGTGTCATAACTGACAGACTTGATGATGTATGTTGCACCAGATTCTTGTCCAACAATTTTACCACCAACTGGGAATTCCATCGCACTCAACATGTTGATGTCTAGAGTGTTAGAACTTGCATCCCAAACTTTGACTCTTGCAGTAACATCACCAACAGATACAGTTTCATTGAAGACGTAGTTACCAGTACCGATGGTTGTTGCAGCACCAATCGTGACAGTAACATTTTGTCCAGCGGTGTATCCAGCACCAGCATTAGACAGTCTGACTGCACTGATCGTTCCTCCAACCATGACAGCTTCACCAGTTGCAGTAGTACCAGACGTTGGTGCAGAGAATGTAACTGTAGGTGTGGTTGTATAACCAGAACCACCACTTGTCATTGTGACGATACCAACTGCACCCAAAGTCGTGATACCCGCAGTGGCGATACCAGAACCATTGACGCTAACAGTTGGGATACCAGTGTATCCACTACCAGGATTCAAGATCAAAATCCTATCGATAGACTGACCAGTGGAAATACCAGACCTCTCAGTCATGATAGCTACCGCAGTCGCATCAGTTCCTGGAGATGTGCTGATGGATACGGTAGGAGCAGTTACATAACCATATCCATCATCTTCTAAGAAGATCTGGTTGACTGCACCAAACACAACTCCAGTGCTGGCTGTTGCATCACTACCGACTTGCGAAAGAATAAGTCTTGCGAAGTATCCCTCAGTTTGAACTACCTGATCAATTGCAGATACATCAGTATCAATAACCTCATCCTCATACTCAAAGAGTTCACAATTGAGTTGATAGACGTATGTCTGATTCAGTTGATAGAAAGGTTTTTCATGTTCTACAAACTTGATCTCAAACAGTCTTTTACCAAGGGGAAAGAAAATTAAATCACCTTCTTTGGGACGAGTCAATTCATACTCATCTTGTTCTGCCAAGAATGGTGCGATAGCTTCTTCAAATCTCTCTTTAGAGATGACGAAATTTGCTTCATCAACATTGCGGATACCAAACTTAGTTAAAAGTTCTCCTTGACCTGCATATCCATCAATGTTCATCAAGTAAGCTTCCAATGGGAAAGCCTGGTCAAATCTAGACTCAATCACTTCTTTCATGATTGTTCTAGATGTCATCAACTTTCTAGGAATGTAATGACACTCAATGCCATACATTCTCAACTGTTCATTGATCAGGTCTTGAACTAGACCCTGTTCCCCTTGGGAACCCTGTAGGAAAAAAGGATTTAACATTACCCGATCATATCAAGGGGAGGCATTTCATATGTAGATGGCATCTTGGCTTCGATTGTTTCCAACTCCCTTACACCATCATCATAAATTTGTCTTCCGTTCAATTGAACACCACCAGGAAGTTGAACGCCCTGGAACTTGATCAAGTTCATACCCCACTGTTTCTTGCACAATGCGGTGAAGTATTTCTTCAAGAATGGTGCATTGTATACACGGGTGAAATCATTCGGATCAAGAATTCTAAAACAGTCAATCACTAAGTAATCCCCTGCAGTCAACTGTGCCCAGTCAACATCAACATAAAGTCTATCTTGACGAATATTGAAACGATATCTTACTTCTGGATTCAACAAATGTGTGATATCTTCAAGATAAGTCTGAACCATCGAATACTGAAGTAAGTCGATAGATTGGAAATTATAGATATCATTCAGGAACAATTGATATCTAATATTGAAGAGTCCATCATATACAGTGTCAGATCGAACTTTAAGAATCGAGTTGACACCAATGACAGATGGTGGGATTGCGATATAGTTACTATTCTCCTCCAGAGAGAACGTTACGGCGGTGCCTACGATGGTTGAAGTGGTGCTTGTGGTAGTGATACCCGCCGCACTACTATTACCCCTGGCACGTCCTCTATTGATGTCATCCTCAGTAATCTTATACTTGAGGTACATTCTCTCAATACCGTCATAGTGACGTTCTTGATACATCTGAACAGCATCATCTAACAGGTCTTGAAACTGTTCGTCTGCTACGTTGATTTCTAGAACAGGATAACCTAATTGTCTTTTGGCATAATCAATTAAACCTTGCCTTGAACTTGGTTGAGCCATTCATCTACCTCTTAAGTCGAAATTCCTGCTCTAACGATGATGTTACCTTCAATCACTTTGAAGAAGGTAGAACCAGAACTCACGTTTACATCGTAGAGGTATCTACCCTCTTCCAAACTTCTGGTTTCAGTAGAACCCATTGAAAGGGTGATTCTACCATTATCACCTCCCAGTCCTACGGTGAAGGTGCTTGCTGTTCCAATCACAGACTTCTTCATGTTACTGGTTCCTGTATAACCAGTGAAGTTAATACTGGAACCTGCAGAGGTCTTTACCGTAAAGACCGCATCAAAATCTGCACCAGAGAAAATGGTCAGATTAGAGCCAAAGGGAACGGCAACTTCTGGGTCAAATGTAATTACCTTCTGTGCCATTTTTTCTAACTATTTAGTTTCTGTACAATAGAAGACAACATATCTTTGATGTCTCCAATATCACTCTTTACATTATCAAGTTCTTCCTTCATTGTATCGAATTCGGAATTTTTCTTTTCCAGAGCTTTCTTTCTAGCCATATAATTTTCATAAGCAGATCTATCTTTGTTGATGATCGCGTGAGTGCTAGGGTCTCGGACTAACTCCGAATGACCCTCTACTTTAAGATAATCAGACATTATGCAAGTGCAATAGCGCGAAGGTCTTTGATGTATGGTGGTTCAGCCTGATTCGTTCCAACCATGTCAATCTTGATTTGGAACTTGGTGAATCTAGGAATACTGCCTGTAGTGAATTCATAATCCTTATAACCAAAGTCTGTGCTTGGTGTTGTCAAAGCATCTGGAAGACCGTTGCTTGCAGAAGAGTTCAGAACAGTTCCACCTTGAGTGAAGTTTTCTGTACCAGGGAAAGGTGTAAAGTTAACATTCATCGAGTTCTCAGTCGAACCCTCAACCATAGTCTTGAAGAATACTCTGATATCAGAAGAATTTCTTCTGTATGCAGCAAAGTTGACCTTGATCTCACTAGCTGGATTCTCCAGAACGATCAGTTTAGAAACGTATGTAGAAGCACAAGGATCTTGTCCTGTGATTCTTACGTTAGGATCAGTTGCAAAGTCACTTACAGGAC